AACTGTGAATTGACGCTCTCGTTCCTGTTCTAACTTTATAGTCTCCTCAAGTTCCTGAAAACCTTTCTGGAGTTCCTTTGCTTTATTTTGAGCGTCTGTAATTCTATTTAACCGAAACTCTTCTTCTATCGTTTGAGTACAAGTAGGGCAGACCGTATTTTCTGTAAAGAACTTATGCTCTTTAGTAATTACAGATACTTTTTGAGAGATTTTACCCTTAAGATTGTTAAGCTTTACTAACTTATCATCAGCACCGATAAGTTCTTCCTGATCTTTAGTGTATGCAAAAATCTGCTCTTCGGTTTTGGCACTTTCAGTCATATAAATGCCAACTTCTGCATCTAAATTGGCAATCTTTTCTTTATTGGCATTTATATTGGCATTACCACGATTCTCAAGTTCCTCAATGAAACTCTGCTGCATCTTAAGTTTTTCTTTAATAGAATCTTTCTTAAATTCTAAAGATCTAACCTGCTCTTTCTTCTCACGAATTTTATCTTTGATCAAATTATTCATCGCAGAAAAAATACGAATATCCAAAAGATCTTCGATAACTTCCCTACGATTTGATGTAGTCAATTGCATAAAGGGTACAAAAGTGCTACTACCCAAGATTACAATTTGAGTAAAAGACTTATAGTTTACCTTCAGAATATTTTCTTCCAAGATCCTTTGCATTGCACGGTCATCTGCCTCTTTGTGTAAAGGAGTTCCGTTTACCTCAATATCAAAAACACTTGGTTTAATACCGCGACGAACAAGATAATCCCTATTGTTAAGAGAAAACTCAATCTCAACAAGACAATCTCTTTCGTTAGTTGTGTTGACTAACTGAGGTTTATTGATTTTACGAAATGGTTTATTAAAGAGAACAAATGTAAGCGCATCTAAAACTGTTGACTTACCTGCTCCATTTGTTCCAATAATCAGATTCGTGTTGTACTCTTGAAAATTAATTTCCGTGAATTGGTTGCCAGTGCTTAAGAAATTTTTCCACTTAATTTTTTTAAAAACTATCATTCTGAAAGACTCTTAGGAGGAATTACAATATCGTTTGGTGTAATCACAGCATACTTATAATTATACACTCTACACGTATTAATTGCAAGGTCAGGATCAACCTCAATAACATCCATCTCTATATCTTCATTATCTTCCAACATTAAAGCATAGCGAACTGCATCATCTTCTTCCTGAAAGAGAAAAAGAACTTTATCTCCCTGTTCATCCTTTACAGCATAAGCACCATCATCAGTTTTGCCTTGTACTGTAAGAATAAACATTACTCTACCTCGCAAGCTTGTTTATACAATTCTTGTAATAGATTCTTGATTAAAAACTTATCAAACTCAATTTCAGACTCATCAATATACCTATTTAAAATAGATAACGTATTTTCAGTTTCCTCAACTGCAAAATCTTCATTCTCAATGATATCAAAATTTTCTACAATTTTCAGTTCCTGTATTCCAGAAGAATACAATTTGTCAATAAATTTCTCAAAAGATTTTGGATTTGTTTTTTTACGAACGATTACCTTAACAATTTTGTTTGCATACTCAGTGGCATCAAACATTTGATAAGGAGTATCCTCATAATAAACATTATAAAACAATTTATAAGGATTATTAACTGGCGTATGAGTAAGGGTATCCGTATCAAAAATATGAAAACCCCGAGTATCATTCACATCATTCCAGAACATCTCATAAGGATTTCCTAGATAAAAGATTTTTCCATTATCTGATCTAGTATGATAGTGCCCAGAATAGACACGTTCAAACTTCTCAAATAGTTCACATCCCATACCATCTTCCATGACGTGTCCTCGATGAGCTCTAAATCCGTTGAGCTCAAGGTGCCCCATCGCACACTTGCAAGATACCCCTTTAATAAGTTTGACAGTGCTTTCATAATTCTCCTGGTTAATCCAGGGAATAAAAAGGACTTTTAGTTTATCCAATTTAACTTCTGTTGCTTCAGAATAAACGATTACATTTTTATATTCCGAAAGCAGTAGATTAACCGAATTAACAGTGTTTGTATTTTTATAATAAGCAGTATGATTACCAACAATAGTATGAACTGTTATGCCAAGATCTCTTAACTTATTGTAGTAATTTTCTTTTGCCCACTCCAAAGACCAAAGATCAATATTTCTACGGTTATCAAAAGTATCTCCCATATCAATAACAACTTTAATGTTATTCTCTTCCAGATACGGGAAAAAAACATTTTCATAAAATAATTTAAAGTGATCATGCAAATACTTAGACCCTTTACGGGCACCAAAATGCTGATCAGTTATGATTGCAACCTTCATCTACCGCGATACTGAATGTTATCTTTAATCGTATTATAGTCTGAACTACTGCCAGAAAGCAAGCTGTCGTCAATCATCATAACCTCATCAAAACCAGTTCGTTCGATGATTTTAGTTTTGATTTCGAGTTGCTTCTTCTCCTTCTGAATACGACGGAGAAAAGCGTAGTGAATGATTTGAGTAAAATAAGCAAAAGGGTTCTTTGACTTTTCTGGATCAAAGTTGTGAATATACTGAATACAATTTTCAATACCATCAGAGATCATATCATCTCTGAACATATAATTGACAAAATTTGGTTTATATGAAAGGTGGGTAGCAATTTTTAGAAAACACTCTCCAAGATAATTACTGATACGTGGCTTGGGAAGTCCTTTTTCTCTTGCATCTAAAAGTTTAGTTCGATAAACAATGAGTGCTTCTAGCAACTCCTTGTTATTGACATAATGTTCTGGTTTTTTCTTTGGCATAGCATACTCTTATTAATAAATTTAATATCAAGTATCAGAATTATACCATACTCTGTTAGGACTTGACAACTATTGATTTTATGAGTAGAATCACTTTGTTAGAGTTGATGAGATAAGTAATAGCTTCAATTATCTTTAACGTTATTATAAAGATCTTCTAAGATCTTTCGAGCATCATCAACGGAAGATACATATCCCATTTTATCAGATACTTTGACTGGTTCAGAAGAATCCTCAAGATTTGGAAAAGGACGTTTTGTTGAGTATTCTTCCAAGTATTCTTGATAGAATTTGATCATATTTTTATCTTTAACTTCTGTCATTGTGATAATTTTTTCTAAATTTACAACATAAAAATCATCATTAGAAAATTTAATCCAGGGTTCTAACTTTAAAAGAGTTCCTTTTGACTTTGGAATGTATTTTAATATTACAGGATTTTGCATTACAATGACAGCAATTTCTGTTGTATTATCAATACAAACCAAAGAGAAGACTTCTTCTCCAGAAACCATTTTCAGTATCGCGTAAAATTCTTCTCCCATCATTTATTATTGACTAAACAGTTTCCGATGACAAGATAATCTATATTCATATTTAGAAACGCTTGGACTGCATCACCTGGAGTTTCTACAATTGGTTTTCCATTATCATTAAAAGATGTATTTAATAGTACGGGAATTTTAGATATATTATTAAATTTTTCTAATAATAAAGTTAATTTAGAATTACATTCATTATTGACTGTTTGAATTCTACAAGTATTGTCTTCGTGAGTTATTGCTGGAATTTTACTTCTCTTTTCTTCTTTTACTGTTTGTGAATAGCACATATATGGACTATCGAATCCTTCCTCAAAATAATTAGAAACAAATTCTTCTAATATAACACCAGCAAATGGTCTCCAATATTCTCTATGCTTTACTTTATCATTTAAAATTTTATTTTCTTTTTTATTGGGGTTCATTAATATTGATCTAGATCCAAGAGATCTTGGTCCATATTCAGATCTTCCCTGAAACCATCCAATGATTTTATTATCGTTTAATAGATTACTGACTACCTCACATAATTCTTCATAACAAGAATATTCTATGTGCTCAGTATCTTTTATTGCTTCTTTAATCTCACTATCAGAATATTCTTTACCCAATAGTGCAACATTTTTAGGTAATGATATGGTTTCTTTTTGTTTTGCTACCCCATAAGCAGCTGCTCCGAAATGTAATCCAGGATCACTAACGAATGGAGATATGTAAATATTTTTTTCTGGAAAATGTTTTCTAAGTAAGGTATTTCCTAAAATATTTAAAAATACTCCCCCAGACAGACATATATTTTTCTCCAAATAACTTTTATCTTCTAATACTCTAAAATAGTCTAATAATGTATTTTCAAAAATAGTTTGTACATAAGATGCTTTATCTTCTGCACTTAGATTTGCAATTCCAGTCGAAAACATTGTTTGATCATCAACTGGAATAACCTTAAAATACATTGATGGATATCCCAATTCAGTAATTTCATAATGATGTAAAACATCAAATTTACTAAATTTTTTTCCATATGCGGATAATCCCATCACTTTACCCGCAAAAGTTTCTACATATCGATGATCTATTGGACTGATATTTTTATTAATTTTTTGACAATAAATGTGATGAGCCCAAGATTGATAATATAAACCTATAACATCTCTAGTTGCAAAATGTTTAAATACATGATTCTTCTTATCAAAATATCCAAAAGAAGAAGTTTCTAGATATAATTGTTTTGTTGTATCTGCTGTTATATTACTTCCACCACCATCAAAAACGACATAACAACCATCATTAAAATCACAACTGTATATTGATGAATATGCATGTGCCTCATGATGAGAAATTATTTCATATTTTGCATTTGGAAATTGCTGAGTAAGAAATCTATCAAGTTTTCCAAGACTATGATTAAAATGAAATTGTCTATCACCTAAAGAAGGTAGTATGATTAAATCAATATCTTCTTGAGGTAAATTTGCTAAAGAAAGGCAATAATCAATGGAATTTTTGGGCCAATTTCCTTCGTATTTAAATTTTGTCAGTCTTTCTTCTTGTATACTGCAAACATGCTTACCATCAATGAATAACGTTGCACCAGAATCATGGGTCCAGTTAGTATCATTGTGAGTATCCCAATTTAAAGCACCGTATAATCCAAGTATTTTCATAGTATCAATTTTTTAAGTTAATATTTACAATATCATAATTAAAGTTTTCTTCGTTATAAACTTTGATTCTTTCGATTAAGTGATTGAGTGTATAATTTTTTCTTGACTTATAACTGATATCATCTGCAATGTCGTACAGAGTTGCTTTTGTCTTATTATCGCTTTTTCTTAAGACTCTTCCGATTGATTGGAGGTTTCTGATTCTTGATTTACTAGGGGAAGCAAAGATAACATTATGTAGATTTCTAATGTTGATACCAGTAGAAAAAGTCCCGTAAGAAGCAACGATGATAGCATTGTTTTCTTTCTCAGTAATTTCTCTGACTTTTTCTCGGTCCTCAGTATCTACACCACCATGAACAAAGAACACGTGGCGACCTTCAGCGATGCTATTATTTATCAATTCATATAAAGGTTGTCCGTGACCTTCAACTCTAGAAAATAGAATTAGAGTATTACCTTTAAGATCAAGTGCCAGATTCTTGATGAACTTATTGCGTTTTTCGTGATTGATGATATACTGAACTTCTTCCTCAAACGTTTCAAACTTATTTGGTGGGTGTTTCAGCAAAAGAATATTAATATCCAGTTTGGCAACATGACCCTTCTGCATCAGTTCTTCTGTTCTGATGATCTTATATGAAGGACCAAACAAACCTTCTAAAACCCACTTGTGCGTTTGTGTGCCATCCAGCGTGCCTGTAAAACCATAACGAAATTTAGCATCAGAAAGTTTTGTCATTATAGATACTAATGACTTTGATTTAAACTGGTGTGCTTCATCTCCAACGACCACATTGAATCTTGAAAAGTATTGACGGGGAAGTTTGTAGATGGATTGCCAGGTAGTGATAATCACCTGAGAGTCCGTTTCTCTTTCTTTCCCCGCATATATCTTGTGGCAGTATGAACCAACATCCCACCCATAATCAGCAAAATCTTTATACATTTGTTCTACAAGGGAAGTCGTTGGAACAACTATCAGAGTATTTTGTCCTTTCTCAACGTAATATCTCACAATCGCATATATCATCAACGACTTTCCGGAGGCAGTTGGAGATATCAACAACTTTCGATTATGTTTTAAAGCGTCGTATACTCCCTCAACTTGGTACTCGCGGGGAGAATACTTGCAAATAGAAGTCATATAATCTTTTACACCTTCCTTTGAAATCATCTCATTGACTTCAAAAGGAAGACCATAAAACTTATTGTTCACAAACTCATAAGTATAATCATGATTTTCACAGAAACGTGTGAGTTTATCTAGAAGACCAATATAGATCTCACCAGTCTGCGTATTGAATAAGCGTATTTTCCCGTCCCAGTGTCTGTTACGAAACTGGGGCATAAATTTGGCGCCTGGTACGTCAAATGTGAACTGATCCGCAAGTTCATAATAGACATGAGGTTCTGCCTTTACCTGAAGATATACCTCATTCTTTTTCGATATAACCAAATGTGACATACGTTCATATCAATACAAAAATATTTATTGGCAATAAAAAACGGGGTCAATTAAACCCCGCTTGGAACCTATGCCATTCAATAGCATTTTTAATTTGATATGTTCGATTAGAAATTGTCTTAATAACTTCCTCAAGAAATTTAAGCATAATGTCATAATATCTGATCTTGAGTTCTACTTTACTTAACTTCTCATCGCCATCCATATGCCTCTGTAATGCTTCTTTGTCACGAACTTTATATGGGAATGGTTCTTCTTCGTAGACCTCTATAGGCGCCTTTCCTGTGTAGTAGTTATAGCGTTCAAGTTTAACTCTATTGTATGCTTCTCTTGCCTTTTCTCTTAACAGAGTGATTGTATTATAGATTGTATAATACTTGGCATGAAGTTGGGGGATTTTTAAAGATTCATCGTGTAAATTATCAGGGTCAATGACAGAATCTCTCTGCCACATCTCCTGAATTTGGTCAAGATTCATA